CCGCCACGCCAAACTGTCAGAAGATGTCACGCGCCTGGGACCTCGCAGCGACAGCTGGAAGTGGTGACTATACTGCCGGTGTCAAGATGGGCCGTGATGCTGATGGCCGCATATGGATACTCGACCTTGTTCGCGGGCAGTATGAAACAGATCAGCGAGACAGGACCATCAAACAGACAGCTGCTCTCGATGGTCGCGGTGTGCGTGTGCGCCTTCCACAGGACCCGGGACAGGCTGGGAAGAGTCAAGCGATGCACATGCTGAGACTTCTTCACGGCAGCGCAGTGACAGTCCTGCCGGTCACTGGAGCGAAGGATGTCAGGGCTGAACCATTCGCATCACAGGTCGCTGGCGGTAATGTATACATGGTCGCTGCCGATTGGAATCGAACACTCCTGGACGAACTTCGAGTGTTCCCCCTGGGGAAGAACGACGATATCGTCGACGCACTCACGGACGCCTACGACGAGCTCGTCGGTCGTGGCGGTGGCTGGGGTGCAGTTTAGGTCACAGTAAGGACACAATAAGATCATGGGACTCTTCGACCGATTCATCGGCAAAGCCACTGCCGCGCCAAATGCACTCCTTCCGCCGCCGCTGATCCAGCGACAGACGTCCTACTTCACTGGCACCGGGAACGGAGACTTCTGGTCCCTGCTGACACGTAACCTCCCAGGCTCGAGTTTCAACTGGCGCAACCAGGCTGGCGACTTGATGCTCAACAGCATCGTGGCGATTGGTATGGACTGGTACATCCGCAACTGGTCGCAAGGTGTTCCTGTCGTACGTCGACCGATGCCAGACGGACAGGTCGAGACAGTCGCAGACCATCCGATTCTGCAGCTGCTCGCACAGCCAACACCGAACGTTCCGCCATCGCTGGTCTGGTCGTGGGTCCTTCCAGACTACCAGCTGTTAGGGAATGCCTACTTCCGCAAAGTGCGCGTGTCTGGTCGTGTCGTTGGTCTGCAATACCTGGCGGCTGACATGATGAGGCCAGTCGGCAACAAAATCAATCCTCTCGTCAAGTATCAGTACACCGTCGATGGCACGTCGTACGACATCGCGCTCGAGGACTTGATTCACATTCGATACGGTCGAGATCCGCAGGACTCGCGCTTCGGTCGTTCTCCTGTCACATCTGTCCTTCGTGAGATCGCGACAGACAACGTCGCCGCATCAGCTGCGTTTGGCATGGTTCGCAACGGCGGCATGCCATCGATCATGGTCGGACCAGACTACAAGGGCGGAGTCGAAGACCTAAGCGAAGACGATGCACGCCAGACAAAGCGGAAACTACAGCAGGACTTCACCGGCGACAACGCTGGTTCTGTCCTGGTGATGACTGGACCTTTCAAGGTGGAGCAGGTCAGCCACAAACCATCCGAGATGGCGTTCGATGAAATCAGACGTAAACCGGAGGAGCGCGTGTGTGCAGCTCTCGGACTCAATCCTTTGGTGTTACAGCTCGGCAGCGGCCTCGAGCGTGCTACCTACAGCAACCTCGAACAGGCGACGCGAAGTGCATGGACAGACGGAATGATTCCGCTGATGCGTCAGATGTCCGAAGCGCTTACCATCGCACTCCTCCCGGACTACGAAGAGACGCAACCTGGCGATTATCTCGAGTTTGACGTGAGTAATGTTCCGGCACTTCAGGCTGACCTGAACGAGGACGCAGAGAGAGCAGAGCGACTCTACAAGAGTGGTATCGTTGACCTCGCAACCGCGAAGCGTGTCGCTGGTGTGACACCATCGGATGACGATGAGGGCTTCTACCATCCGACGGCTGTGCCGGTCCAGATCGGCGGACAGGAACTCCTGGTTCCTGATGCGGCGCCTGTTTCAACGGCACGCACAGCTGACGAGACAGCGAAACTCGTCGGTGCTGCCGGCGCTTTGATTCGTGCTGGCTTCGAGCCAGAAGCGGCACTCCAGGCTGTTGGTCTCAACTCTATCCAGCACCTCGGTCTGCTACCTGTCACGGTGCGCGAAGAGACGAAGGCATTCGACGAAGCATCCGAAGCGGGACTCAAGTTCATACCGAGCAAGGACATGAAGGAAGAAGCGCAACGCGCCATCGAGTGGCGTGATGCTGGTCGTGATGGCGGGACAGCCGTGGCATGGGCCAGGGCGAACCAGATCATCGCTGGTGAGAAGTTGTCCGAGTCGACTGTCCTTCGAATGTACTCATTCTTTCGACGTCACGAAGTAGACAAGCAAGCGGAAGGATTCCGACCAGGTGAGGATGGCTATCCAAGCGCCGGTCGTGTGGCATGGGCTGCATGGGGTGGCGATGCTGGCTACAGATGGTCCACAGCTGCACGCAAAGAGATCCTGAAGAAGATGGCGCCGAAGGAGAACGGTAAGTCGTATCACCCGTACTATGGTTACGAGCTGACAGACGCTGATGCCTGACATCTATCAGGTCAATGAGGCCTATCGGAATAAACTCCGCGCTCGTGAGGATTCCGCGCTCGCTGAGATGCGAAGGACGTACACGGTCCTGCAAGCAGACAACCTCCAGCGCCTCGAGGACTTGACACAGGCCATCGAGGAAGCACAGGCAGCGGGTGAGGATGTCACTGGACTCAATGACTTTCAGGTGAGACTCGCGGCACTGAACGAGCAGATGGCCAGACAGGTCACGGAGTTCGCTCCTCGAGCTACCGACATTGCCAGCAACGGACAACGAAGCGCCATCCAGCTCAGTCTCGACATGCAGGAGAGTCTGGTGCGTGCTGTCGCTGGTGTCCCTGATTCGGTGAGCATGGCCATCGATCTCAACTGGAACCGGTTACCAGTCGAAGCCATCACGAACGTCGTCGGCTTCGCCGCTGATGGTTCACCGCTGGCCGCACTGTACGAAGCCATCGGACCATTTGCACGCGACCACGTCACCATCGGTGTTGCACAGGGTATGAACCCGCTTCAGGTCGCTCGTCGCATGTCGAAGACGTACGAAACTCTCGCACCGTCACGAGCTGCTACCATCGCACGAACAGAGATGATTCGAGCCAACCGCGAAGCACAGCGACAGACATTCGAGGCGAACCTCAGTATCGTCAAGGGCTGGTCTCGCGTGTCCGCTGGTGACGTCAATGTGTGCCCGGTCTGTTGGGCTCTTCACGGAGAACCCAACGCTGTTGCGAATGTTGTACCTTCACATCCAAACTGTAGATGTACGGTGATCCCGCTGACACCGACGTACGCCGAACTCGCTGGACTTGATCCGGATGCGTTCGACGAAGCGCCGGAACTTCCGACACGAGATGAGCAGTTCGCGATGTTGACAGAAGCGCAACGGCGCCAGGTGCTCGGACCGTCGCGGTATAGGATGTGGGAAACAGGCACTAGCCTATCGGACTTTGGTCGGGTTGTACCAAACGACCTGTGGGGTCCACAGGCAGTCGTGGTGCCATTGAGGGATTTATGATGCAGACTCTGGTGAGCTTCGGTGATGCAATCAAAGCAGATGACTCTGGTCGTGTGCGTGGTTACCTAGTGCGCTTCGGCGGCGCCGACCTCGAGGGCGACTACTTCACATCATCGACCGACTTCGGTCGTCCAATGAAGTCAGGCGATCGCGTCGCGATGAACCTGTATTACCATCATGGTCAAGATCGCACTGTCGGCAAATCACGCATCGGTACGGGATACATCACCATGGACGACAAGGGTCTCTGGTATGAAGCACAGGTCGAGATGGCTGACCAGTATCAGAAGATGATCCAGGAACTCGCGAAGTCTGGCAAGCTCGGGTATTCAAGCGGCGCCACCGGTCACATGGTCGAGCGGAAGAAGATGTCTGATGGCCGCTATGAAATTACACGCTGGCCAATCGGTGAGGCTTCGCTCACACCGACGCCGGCTGAACCAATGAACATGGTCAAGTCCTTGAAGGACATGTATGGCGACATGGAGGGTGAGATGGAAGAAGAAGAGATGATAATCCCTGTCGCTCCTGGCGAAGACGTGGCGACATTCGTCGAGAACGTCTACGGCGACCTCGACAAGGAAATGGTCCATGAAGGACTCGAGGCACTCTATGAGCGTCTCTGTGCAGGTGTTACAGCTGCATATGACAGTGGACTCGGCAGCGGACATGTGGATGCCATCATCGAT